GACACGGTGCGGAGCTTTATGGCTAATCCGCTGGGCGGTGAAAGTTCACAGTGGGACTGGATTCATGTGGATGAGCCGATCCCAGAAGCGATGTGGAAGGCTTACTCGCGCGGTTTGATGGACACGAAGGGTTCTTCTTGGTTCACGTGCACACCGATTTCCGAACAATGGATCAACAAGTTCTTTCTTCCGCCGAAGATGATGAAGAGCTCGTTTGACAATGGATTCTCTTGGGAGACTAAGCCCGAGTGTTGGATCATGACAGGGTCGAGTTATGACAACCCGACGCTGGATAAGTCCGAGGTAGATCTTTACTCAAAGACACTGTCTCCCGCCGAACGGGCTAGTCGAATTTACGGATTGCCAAAGAACTCTCAAGGGCTGGTTTATCCTGAGTTTGATCAAGAGAAACATGTTTACACAAAACTTCCGTTCGGCTGGAAAGACTTTGACGAACCGCCGGACAATTACACAATTCGCGTTTTCATCGATCCGCATCCAAGAACTCCGCACGCTGTTCAGTTCTGGGCTACTGCTCCGACGGGACAGAGTTTCTGTTATGCAGAAATCTTCTCGGCGGTTTACATCAAAGACCTTTGCTCGATGATTCATAGGATCTTGAAAGGCCGCACACCTTGGCAAATCTGTGTTGATCCAATTGCGTTTATTCCTAACCCGGTGAACGGAAAGTGCTACGCGGATGAGTTTATCGAAAACGGGCTTAACGTCCTACCCGCGCCGAAGGAACTTTCCACCGGCATCCAAAAAGCCAAGCAGGAGCTCATCCGCCCGGAGAATCTGTTCTTTTGTTCTTCTTGCTCAGAGACGATTGAAGAATTCTACTCCTACTGTTGGGACAAAGATAAAGAAAAACCCGTTGACAAAGATGACCACATGATGGAATGTTTCTACCGCGCGTGCGTTGTCGGACTCGAGTGGGTCGATCTCAAGCGCGAAGAGTTGAAGATGGAAAACTTCCGGTTTCAAGATTCCTTCATGGATCTCTCCCCGCTTAGCTCTTCACTTTCAAACATTGCTGCATGAAACTCCCTGACCTAACAGAGCGCCTTAAAGCCGAGATTCCAGACCACAAACTGGATGAACTCTGCACGTTTCTAGTCCGCAATGTGAACCGTTCCCGCGGAGTCATGGCGACGAACTACGAGACCTGGGATCGTGCTTTGGACATTTACCGCTCAGTCGTCCACCCTGACGCATCAGACATCCGTGCTCGCCATAAGAACGAGCCGGAAAAGATGATCGTCCCGCTCTCTTACGCTCAGGTCAACACTCTTGTCACGTTCTTGTTTCTTGCCTTCACGCAGAAAGAATCCATCTTTGAACTCGTCCCCACCGGCCCTGAAGACTACAACCAAGCCCTAACCGCTTGCCAAGCTGTCATTGATCGGGAAGTTCGCAATACCAATTATCACTCTAAGTTGGTGCAGGCCCTGCTTGATATGGCAAGGTTTAACCTTGGAGTGATGAAGACTAGCTGGAGGTATGAGTCTAAGGAAGTTAAGCAGGAACCGGTTAATGCGGAAATTCCTTTTGACCTTCTGAGCGGCTTGATGATGCCGATGCAGGAAGAAGAGCCGACTGTTTCTGAAGTTGTTGTTTACGAAGGCAACGATGTTGAAGTTGTGTCGCCGTATTATTTCTTTTATGACACGCGGCAGACACTTAATAACTGGAAGCGTGGCCGCTTTGCCGCGGATGAGACACAGTTTCACTTTCAGGAACTTCGTTCAATGGAGCGCAATGGGGAGATTTTCGGCACGGAGTTCATCACACCGTTTGACGCTCGGTCTTGGAAGCATCGTCAGGGTGGCACTCGTTTGAAGGACATCGATCCGCAAATGCAGCGTAAGGGCTTGAAGAATGATGACTATATGGTCTGCATTCTCACTGTGCAGGCTAAGATTGTGCCGAAGGATTATGAGCTTTCGGAATCGGAAGAGGATGAGATCTGGGTTTTTTCTATTGCGAACGATCAACGGATTCTTTCTGCTCGCCCGTTGAATGCACCGCATAATGAATTCACCTATGATTTGCTCACTCTCTCGCCCGATCAGCACGTTGAACTCACGGATTCTCTGTCCTCGTTGATTGATCCGATCCAGAGCGTCATCACTTGGCTCCTCAATTCTCGTGTTGCAGCTGTGAGACAGAATGTCGAGGGACGGTTTGTTATTGACCCCTCTTTCATTGAGATTTCCGATCTTGTTGCTGGACAAAAGTATATTCGATTGAAAAAGAATGCTCCTTACAACCAAGGAGTTGGTGCGTTTATCCAGCAATTAAAGACCGTCGACCCAACGGTTACTCACATGCAGGACGTTGAATCGTTGATGCGGATGATGCAGATTGTTTCTGGAGTTAATGAAAACTCCATGGGACAAGTTGCTTCCGGTCGGCGATCTGCTACTGAGAACCGTGCAGCTAATGCTGGAGCGGCTTCGCGAATGAAGCTGATCGCTGCGACTGTGTGGGTCGACGGTCTTGCCTCACAAGGAAGGAAGATGTTGCTCAACACTAGGCAAGATTTGTCCTTTGAGACGTTTGAGAAGATTGTCGGGATGGATGCAGATGAGTTCTGGGGTTACTTTCATCCAGAGAATTCCGTCGAGCTTCTCGGTAACGAGGACTATTTTTCCTTTGATGGCACGCTTTCCAGTGAGAAGAACTACATGGCTCAATCACTCCAGGAGCTCATCGGTATTCTCGCTTCCAATCCTGAGGTGCTGGCGTCTTCCCGCCTTGACCTTGTCGCGATGATTAAGGAAGTTCAGGCTCTTCGTGGGCTGAAACATCTTGATCGCTTTGAACTTCCACCTCAAACCATAACTCCTAATGGACTCCCCTCAGCTCTCCCGCCAGGAACTCAACCATCTGCTCCTATGCCTGGAGCAGCTCCGCAACAATGATCTTTTCCAAGCCTTTCTCACCGAGAGCCAAACAGCCTATGACGCTGGTATGGCAACGGTGTTGAAGAGCTGTCCTTCTGATCTTGGACAATTTGTCGTGCGAGAGCGGCTAATCGGCGGCCTTGCCGAGACTAAAAGATTTCTCGATCTGCTCTCTGAAACAGAGGCTGATCTCAACCAAAAACTAAACGAACAACATGCCTAATAACCTTGACGATGAGGAAGACTTTCAAGAAGATCTTCCTGAAGAAGAGCTCCAAGAAGGGCTCGAAAACGAAGACGAGTCTCTCAATGAGAACGAAGACGAAAATGACAATGCGCTCCCAGCGGGCGGACTGACTCAGCAACAGATTGTTGATCTGGCAACGCGAGCCGCAATGGCTAACGTGCCACGACAGCAAATTCCTCAACTCTCGCAAGACGAGATTGACGCAAGGCTGAATCGGTATAAAGTAAACTCGGAGTTTGTTAAGCTTCTCCGTGATCCTGATGCTGACCCGGAAGCCCTTGTTGCTAAACTTCAAGAACTAGTCGATGGTTCTGCCAAGTTTGCAACGACGTCCGCTCAGCTGCTTTTTGAGAACGCTCTCAATCCGCTCCAGCAGCAGATTGCAGCACAGCAGAACTTTGTTCGTGAGCAGCAGACTAAGACCTTTGTCAAACATATCGAAACCCGCTATCCAGCGTTGCAGGGAAGAGCTAGGGTTGTTCGACAAGCCGTGGAGCAACTGGCCTCGTCTGGCTATGTTCCTCCGAATAATTCAAAGAGTGCGGCACAAAAACAAGTTGCTCTCGTTGCAGAGCAGATGATCCGCACAATTGATCCGAACTTTCGCTTGAGATCGGCTCAAAATCCGCAACGACAGGCGGGCAGTTTTGGTCAGCGCCGCGGAGGTGGTGGAGGTAGCGCTCCTGTCGGTGGCAAAACTGGTGCAGCTTCATTCTTGGACTATCTCGGTTAACAATAAACACACACAAATACAATGCTTGGCTTAATGTCTTCCGCCTCGTTGGAATCTACGTATTCCGAAAAGGCTATCCGTTCCATCTTTTGGAAATACCCTCAGGGCAAAGCTGTCCTGACTTACTTGCTGTCTCTCATGGACAGCGAGGAAACTGATAAACCTAAGTTCTCCTGGTTCGAGCAGCGTCATCAGCACGCTGAATCGACCACGGCGACTTCTGGTTCTCTCGGCTCCGGTGGTGCTGGCCCGTTCACAAACAGTGCCGTCACCGTCTCTGAAGCCGCTGCTGGTTTCTCGTTTACCGCTGGCACGACTTATGGCGTGTTCGTTACGGACGCTAGCAAGTTCCGCGTTGACGACGTCGTTTGGATCAAACGCGTTCCTAATGCTGCTGCTTCGGCTTATCTGGACCTCAAAGGTTCCGTCACCGCGATCGACACGACGAGCAATTACCTGCTCATCACCTCGAACGAAACCGTTGCCTCTGTCTCTAACGACACTGACGCTAACGCCATTACTCTTATGGTAATCGGTAAGGCCGCCGCTGAAGGTGACCGTTCCCGCGAAGGTGGCTTTGACTTCCCGATTGAAGTTGAAAACTTCACTCAGATCTTCCGTGAAACCGTCGGTCCGTTCTCCCGTAACGCCCTCAAAGCCGGCCAGCGCTTCGATAAAACCGGTGTCTACACCAGTGCTGTCAAGCAGGCGTCTCTCCGCCTCACGGAGTCCATGGAAATGGCCACTCTCTTTGGTGAGCGTGCTGTTCGCACAGTGACTAACCAAAACGGCAAGTCCGTCCCGCAGCGCTTCATGGGCGGCGTTCTCTGGTTCCTCAAGGAATACGAGAAAGCCAACGGTGGTACCTTCACTTATCGTCCAGGCGGCTCGGCGATTACTTCGTCATCCTGGGCTACCGAGGAAGCTAAGCGCGTGTGCCAAGTTAATGGCACGGTGACGATGGCTCAGCTTGAAGGTTTGATTCGTCGTGCCTTTGAAGACACCGCTGACTCGAGCTTTGAGAAGCTCTTGCTTTGCGGTTCGACACTTTACAGTGTCTTTCAGACTTACTTCGAGATGAAGTCGATCAAAACGACGACGCTCAAGACAAAGGAAGAATCCTACGGCATGACGATCAATATGTGGGAGAGCCCTTGGGGAACTCTTTACTTGAAGTCTCATCCGTTGTTCCAGCGCCAATCTTTGCGCTCGAGCGGGTTCATTCTCGACGTCGGCTGCCTTGGATGGAATGACCTTCAGGATTCTGAGGTCACGCTGTTGAAGAACCGCCAGAATAATGATGAAGACGGCCGCAAGGACGAATTCCTCGGTGAAGGTGGTCTGGTTGTCAAAGCTCCTGAAAATCACCTCTACCTCGAAGGTGTGACTGGTGTTACCGCTTAACTCTTATGGCCGCTCTTACTGCTAATAATGTGACGGTCACTCGTGGTTGGCAAACCGTTGCTACTCCGTTGATGATTAAGAACAAGCAATTGACGCTTGTGCTTTCATCTCAGGGTGGCGCGACTAACACGATTGATGCGTCGACACTGGGCTTCGGGGTTATCCTCGGCTCAGCAATGGCTCAGAAATCTGACGATGCTCTGGCGCTTCCAACGGCTCCAAGCTATGATGGTTCTAAGCTGTTTTTCTACAATCCTGCACAATCCACTGATGCTAATCGAGACGATCCGGCTGACGTGACTGGAACTTTCCGAGTTCTTGTTTGGGGTTATTAACCAATTAAGGCTTCGGCCCGTGAGCCTTTAATCACGGGCACTTTTAATTCAAAGACTGAAATGAAACTTCCTACTCAATCCTATGACGGCAAGACTGGTTCTGCCA